TTACCTACCTCATTGATATAGGTCAAATGCTTTAGAGGCTATTTCATCAAAACCTAGGGTTACCCCCCTGCACTCTTATTGGGACTTGAATTTAAGTATTGGCGAAGGACTGCTGTTGGCCGAAATACGACTCTCGGGAGCTAAAATACCCAGTGTTGTTCGGCTCTTATGGGGTGCAAAGCAGCACTTACGATAAAGGGTGCTGCCCACCCTTTATCCTTAGATCCTACCTTCTTTGCGTAACTTCTCAACCTCCTCACGGTAATACCCCAAAATCCCCGGCTCATCCAAACGCTCACGCATAAACCCAAGCGCCTGGGTCATGGCATCGACCTGATCATCATGTTTGCAATATGGAAAGGCAGTGAGCTCTTTAGCGCAGTCAGGCAGCCAATGGGCTCCATAGGGAAACTGGATACGACCCGATTCAAAAATAGACTGCTGGGCAAACAAACGCGTCTGTTTATCTCCCTGCGGTTTAATTGCTTTGACTGAGTAGATCTGATGCTCTTTGAGTTCTTGGATCAGCGCAGTCCCTGAAGCGGCATCCTCAACCAAGAGATGGTGAGGTTTGTATTGCTGATGTTTTTCAATCACGACTCTTTTGAGGTTTGGAAAATCCAGGCGTGCCCGGTAAACATCTAAGACATATAAGATTTTGTTTTTAAGCCCCAAAGTCACGCAAGCTGAATAGTCTGCAAATTGATGGGTTTTGCTCGCCGTATCCCAGCTTTGCACAATCATCTCAAAGCTAGCGGGCAGTCTCTGTAGATCATAGGTATGGATCCACTCCTCTTTGATCATGCCGCCACCTAGTGGCACGGGCGATTGTTGATACTGACCCGCAAAAGCAAACTCCCCTAGATTTTCCCGGATTAACTCCAAGGTTTCTAAAGACTCACGTGCGGGGTGTAGAGCATCACCCGTTTGACGCATTACCGTAGCTGAGCCAAATAAAGTGGAATAGGTAAATTGCGCATCTTCCTCAGCAATAGCAGGTAAGTTCACCACTTCCCAGGCGCCTTTTTCTAATACATGACCAACGAGATCATCTAAGTGCAGGCGCTGCATGATGATCACAATGGCGCCATGTCTTTTGGAGTCTAGTCTTGTATAGGCAGTCGCATCAAACCAGTCATTGATATTTTTACGCGTGACATCAGAGACCGCTTCATCAGGCTTTAAGGGGTCGTCAATAATGAGAATGTCCGCCCCACGACCGGTAATGCCTCCCCCGGTTGAGACCGCCATCCGCCCGCCCCGCTGAGTAGTGGCAAAGTCCTGCACGGCAGTACGCGTGGCTGATAAGCGGGTATGGGGAAAGGTATCTTGATACCAGGGAGATAACATCACCTGACGACAATCAGTAGCTAACTTAATGGCTAGGTCAGAAGCGTAACTCGCGCAGATGATTTTCTTAGCGGGATTGCGACCCATCAGCCAGGCAGGAAAAGCGACCGATCCACAAATTGATTTGAGATTACGGGGTGGCATATTAATAATGAGGCGTTTGATTTCTCCGCGCTCGACTTGCATGAGTTTGTGAGCGATTAAATCGATATGCCAGTTATGCAAATACTCCGTCTGGGGATTAAGCTCTAAAAAAGCACTTTGGATAAAGCTACTGAGATCTTGCCGATAAATCGCAGCCATTTCATGAGGTTTGGTTTCTACATTGAGGTTGATAGTGATGTTGTTGATGTTGATCTTTTTCATGATGATTCCTTTTAAATGATTTCAATGGATTAAATTACTTGGACTGCTTGGGTTGTTTAAAGCGTTTGAGTAGTTCGCCTAACACCTGGCGGTCACGCTCATCACTCAGGGCTGGTGCGCCAATCTTGGCAGCCTGGGATTCCATACCGGGTATCACTTGAATTAATAAGCGCATTGCCCCAAAGTCACCTGAGGCAGCTTTATTGAGAAGCTGCGTCATCGCTGCTTCTAATTTAGTCACCTGCCGGGTTTTGCCGTGTTCAGTTACGGTGATGAGCTGCATCGCTTCGGTAGTGACAATGGTGGCCAGATTCTTGCTGCCTTTTGGCCGGCCATTGGGATTACCCGATTGACCTCTGGCAAAGCGAGTGGCCTTTGGTGGTTTTTTAAATCCGACCTCATAGTTACCCTCTGGCGGATCACTGGGCACTGTTGTTTTAGCGGGGCTTTTTATCTTCTTAGTCATGGCTCACCTCCATGACTACTGAGTCAGTTAAGACTCGTTCTGTATGCTGGGTAAAGGTTAGGCCAGTGACCGCATGAATGGCATTTTCCCCAGTCAGGTTTTGCCAGCGCAAAATCGCCGTATCCACATACACAGGGTCAAGCTCCATACCAAAGCAATGACGCCCTGTACGCTCGCACGCGAGAATGGCCGTGCCACTGCCCATGAAGGGATCAAGGATGATGTCACGCCTTTTAGAGCAATCGAGGATGGCGTCCGCAATCATCTTGATGGGTTTGACGGTTGGATGTATAGCGAGAAGATCACCCTCCTCGCTACTACGCATGGTTTGAATCCCGCCGTATTGCCAGACGTTCGTTCGGTAGCGTCCAAAGCGACCTAACTGCACATTATTGTGATGAGACTCTTTACCGTTTTTAAAGATGAGACATAGCTCATGCTGGGAGCGATACAAGCTACCCATACCTGCCTGGTTCTTGACCCACACACAAAGGTTCAGAAAACTCGTGTAGACCTCTAGTCCAGCAGCAAGGATTTCTGGTAAGTGCCGCCAATCCATAAAGGTCATATGAATAGAACCGGGTTTGCTGTGAGCGACCATATACTCAAAAGTAGTCAGTAAAAATTGTGTGAACTCGGACGAACTCATCTCACCAGAAGCCATTAAGAAGTTCTGATGCTTGATTTTTCCTTTGCCGCCTACGTGACCTGGTACTTTGACGTTATAGGGCGCATCAGTCGCGATCATTGCCGCGAGCTGACCAGCCATCAAAGTTTCATATGAAGAAGCATCTTGAGCGTTCGCGCATAAAAGGCGATGCTCTCCCATAAGCCACAGATCACCCAGCTGAGTAATGGGTGGGCCAGCAGGAATATCGGGGACCCGATCTGCACTATCTGAGCTTTGTGGATCCAAATCGAGAATCAGATCGATTTCACCAACAGAAAAGCCGGTAGCTTCGATATCAAAGGTGAGATCGACTGCAGTGAGCTCTTTAAGCTGGACTGCTAAGAGACCCTTATTCCAATCGGACATCTCGGATAACTTGTTATCGGCCAACATAAAGGCCCGAGCCTGGGTTTCACTTAGGTGATCCAAGCGAATCACGGGCACCTCAGTCATCCCTAATTTTTGAGCTGCTAGGTAACGCGCATGACCGCAAAGGATTTTTCCGGTGGCATCTACTGCCAGCGGCATATTGAACCCTAGCGCTTTAATACTTCTGGCTAGGGCATTAATTTGCCGGTCTTTATGAGTGCGGGGATTTTGGGGATCGGGGGACAGCTCTGCTAAATGACGATAGACAACTGCAATAACATGCTGTGTATTTTTGGGGTGATTTTTCATCATCAAAACTCCTTATATTTAAGAAGCTCTAATATGGAATAACCCCGCTATTTAAGATATTTAAACATGGGTCCAAATAAATCCCCGACTATATTGGTCGCCAATAAAACTAAGGATGAATCGTTGGCTCCCTTGTAATCTTCGCCCTCGCCTTTTTAGCATAGAGCGATTCAAACCTTTGCAGTGGCTCAAAGCCAATAGCTGTGATTTCTGCGCGCGTACCTAGGTCGCAATATTTAGTAACCCGAAACTGAGCATCATGCTTTTTGCTAGAGGCCATATCAATCATCCGTTTGACGCTTGAGCGACTAATGCGCCAGTGAGGATCTTTTGCCTTAAATTTATCGACAGCACCGAGGACAGCGCCCTCATATTTAATGCCTTGTAAGCGTCCTTGGGTGTATTCATAAAACACCTCTGCGGTTTCAATCAATTTGGCGCCTGGTAGCACGCTAAACTGCTGTGGTCTGCCTCGTTTTGCCATGATGTATCTCTCCAAAATAGTAACGACTTAATCCTAATTGAATAACCGTATTTTGGGGAAATTTCGTGATTTATTTATGGGTAATAGTGCGTATTTGTATAACTCAATTACACAATTTTTCCCTATTAGTGCCAAATATCTGACTATCAGCGCACTTGACTTGATGTATTACTCCTTCAGAGCGTTACTGGTCTTGTTATCCCAATGGTGGGGTAAGCACACCAGGAGCAAATCATGCACAGCGCAACAAATAAAAAAGTGATCACCAAATCCGTAAAGCTACAAACCAAACCTGTCCCTAAGAGTGCTTCTAAAAAGGTAACTCTTAAAAAGACAATCCCAACAGCATTAAAAATCAAAACGGCTCCTCAAGTTATCCTAGCAGCCCAAAAGAGCAAACAATCTCAACTCATTGATTTATTACGCAACCCCAAAGGCGCAAACATTACAGAGTTGATGCAAGCTACCGGTTGGCAAGCGCACTCAGTCCGAGGCGTCATTAGTGGAGTAATTCGTAAACGGCTTGGCCTAACTGTCGTCACCCAAAAGGTAGATGGAATTCAGCGCTATCGCATTGCGCCTGTTTAAGTAGATGCAATCACAACTGGAAGAACTCAAGCTCCTGAGTCGAGCTCAATTGGCTAGGCGCTGGCAAGCATGTTTTGGAGTGCCAGCGCCGTATCTTTCTCGCTCAGAGATTTTGCGACAAGCCATTGCCTGGCATCTTCAAACCAAAGCTTTGGGTGGCCTTACCTTGCAAGAGAAACGTCAAATCCAATCGGGTGCAAGCAAAACCACCACTCAAACGAGTAGTGGCTCACGCTTGATTCGGGTCTGGCAAGGAAAAACCCATCAGGTTACTGTTCTCGATGGTGGGTATCTGTATGAAGATAAAACTTGGAAAAGTCTTTCAGCAATTGCCCGACAGATCACTGGTACATCCTGGTCTGGACCAGTGTTCTTTGGACTTAAAAAGACAGGTAAATGAACCAGCCCAATGAATAAACCGATTCTGCGCTGCGCCATCTATACCCGCAAATCGTCTGAAGAAGGATTAGAGCAAGGCTTTAATTCTTTAGATGCTCAAAGGGAGGCCTGTGAAGCGTTTGTTTTATCGCAGCAGCATGAAGGCTGGAAGCTGGTTCCTACTATTTATGATGACGGTGGCTACTCGGGTGGCAATATGGAGCGCCCTGCTCTTAAAAAACTCCTAGAGGATATTGATCAAAAGAAGGTTAACGTGGTGGTGGTCTACAAGGTAGATCGCTTAACCAGATCACTGGCAGACTTTGCCAAAATCGTGGAGCAGTTTGATGCTAAGGGCATCTCCTTTGTCTCAGTCACTCAGCAATTTAATACCACCAGCTCCATGGGCAGACTGACGCTTAACGTGCTTTTATCTTTTGCTCAGTTTGAACGTGAAGTCACGGGGGAGCGGATTCGGGACAAGATTGCTGCCTCTAAAGCAAAGGGTATGTGGATGGGGGGAACACCGCATATGGGATATGTAGCTCATGAGCGCACTCTCAAGATTGATGAAGACCAAGCAAAGCTGGTGCGTCATATCCACGAGCGTTACCTGGCATTGGGCTCTGTACGCTTACTCAAACAAGAACTTGATCACCAGGGCATTAGTACCCCCAAGCGGTTTACTAGTACTGAGCGTCAGTATGGTGGCAGACCTTTTTCCAGGGGGCATCTATATAAGCTCTTATCTAACCCAGTCTATATCGGCAAGATTGTCCATCATGACAAAGTGTATGAAGGGCAGCATCCTGCCATTCTAGATATAGCCACATGGGATGCAGTGCAGGCCTTAATGCATAGCAATCATCAAGGCGAGCGTAAGCGTAAGGCAGCCCCATCAGCCAGTCTGCTATTAGGCCTCGTAGAAGATGAAGCCGGTCATCGCCTAGTGCCATCGCACAGTCAAAAGCACAGTAAGCGTTACCGTTACTACATTTCCGAGCGATTAAATAAAACCAGCCGCAAAGATGCACCCAATGGTATTCGGATCCCAGCACAAGAACTAGAACTCCTGGTAATTAATCAGCTCCAAGATTGGCTCGGTGATGAATCGACTGTGATGGGGATCTTAAATCCCAAAGCCAATCAGACTGAGGAGATTAGCAAAGCACTCAAACACCATCAACACCTGCTACTGCAAGATAATAAAGAGCGATATGAGTTGATTCATCGACTGGTTATAAAGGTAAGCGTATTTACCGAATCAGTAGAGATCCAAATTAATCCCAATGCATTGTTTGATGATCTACCCCACCCCATTGAAGTAGTGACGATTTCTACTCAAGTAAAGATAGAGCGATGCGGTCTGGCAATGCGATTATTGGTTGGCAATAAAGCCACCTTGCAATCCCCCAATCAAGTATTGATCAACTCCATACGCACAAGCCAAGAGTGGTTAGAAAAACTCACCACTGGTAAAGCGACATCCGTTGATCAAATTGCTAAGCAAGAGGGTACAACTAGCAATGCCGTTACACGATTAATCTATCGCGCCTTCTTAGCGCCGGATATTATTCGGGCAATCATGAATGGCACACAGCCAGCAACACTTACCTCAGACCTGTTGAAAAAGATTGTTCCCTTGCCGCTAGATTGGGAAGATCAACGCAAATTACTCGGCTTTAAGTAGGTTATCGGTGCCGGCACATTGTCTCTTTGAGAGAAAGCCGAAATTGAGGCTAAAAACTCTAAGCAATGGTGCCGCAAAGAATCTGGAAACAAAAAAGCCCCGCGTACTGTGGGGCTCATTCGTTAATTTCTCTAAATTGATGAAATCTAGAGACTAGCTGGCGGTGGACATAGTCACTACCTATAGTGTCTCAGCATCGCACCCTGCTAACAGGGAAATTTACAGGGTATTGAGGTAAAAATAGTTCGAAGATTCTGAAAAACTGCCTGCATAAGCTCAAT